ATGGGACAGGTGACGGCGAACACGGCTCAGAACGAAATTCAGACGGTGACCATCTCCGGAGCCCCGACCGGCGGAACGTTCAGTTTGCTGTTCGCCGGTCAACTGGCGGCCGGCATCGCGTTCAACGCGACGGCCGCGACAGTCCAGGCGGCCTTGCAGGCGTTGTCAACGATTGGGTCCGGCAACGCGACTGTGACCGGATCGGCCGGCGGCCCGTGGACTGTGACGTTCGCGGGGGCGCTCGGCAACCTTAATCAGCCGCTCATGACTGCGATCAACTCGTTGACCGGCGGCACAACCCCGTCAATCGCGATCGCGGAAACGCAAGTCGGCAATCCTGGCTTCAGGTACTTCAAGCCGTATGCGTCCGGCAACACGGACGGCTCACAAGTCGCCAAGGGCTTGCTCCAGTACGATTGCTCCACCGACACGCAAGCCCGCGTCACCGTCGGCGGGAGCGATTACAGCGAACAGCAGCGGGCGGTACCGATAATCGTGTCCGGCACGTTCAAGACTGCGGACCTGACCGGCATCGACGCAACCTCCGTTGGCAACCTTGGCCGCCTGATTTCCGGCAGCACTTCGCTGCTCACCGATTCCGGCACGCTTCTGCGTATGGGATAATCAGAGTCACTTTTGACAATGGCCCGATTGGGTTCCCGCGCGGGAGCCCAATCTTTCACGAAAAGGACTTCAATCAATGGCGACTCTCTCGTACCCGTCCACCGCGGAACTGCTGCAAATCGAACAGGACAAGCTGCCGGTTCTGACGCAGGACGATCCGATCTTTGAAATGTTCCCCATCGTCGATGTTGATGCCAACATCCTGCTTTGGGAACAACGCGACAACTACGTGGGCTTGCAACAGGCCCGCGGGCTCAATGGCCAGCCAGGCAAGGTGAAGAAGGCCGGCGGCAAGCGGTACAAGATGGAACCGGGCGTCTACGGTGATCATCAGATTATTGACGAGGAAGAATTGACGATCCGCCGTCAATGGGGAACGTTCGACAAGCCGGTGTCGATTGACGTCTTGGTGATGCAGGCTCAGGATCATCTCCTGAACCGTCGCATTGACCGAATTCGCCTCAACCTCTGGTCGCTGCTGGCGGCCGGCACGTTTTCCGTGTACGGGCAGAACGGCACGCTGATTCACACGGACTCATTCCCGCTCCAGACGGCATCAGCGGCCGTGGCGTGGGCAACTCTGGCGACGGCCGCCCCGTTGGCCGACTTGCGGGCAATCAAGCTCAAGGCCCGCGGTCACAGCGTGACGTTCGGTCGCAAGGCCGTCGCTTACGCGAACACGAAAACGGTCAACAACGCTCTGAATAACACGAACTCTGCCGACGTGGGCGGCAAGCGGCGTAACGCGGGTGCGTCGGTCAACAGCCTCCAAGACCTGAATCAGATTTTCCTGGATAACGACTTGCCGACGCTCACGGAATACGATCGCGGTTATCTTGACGATACCGGGACGTTTCAGCCGTTCATTCCGGACAACGTATGCGTCGTCGTCGGTGCGCGTGTGAACGATCAAAAGCTCGGCGAGTACCGGCTCACGTTCAATGCGGTAACCGGAGCTCCCGGACCGTACACTCGCGTTTTGGACCACTACGACGACATGGTTCCTCCGACCGTCGAAGTCCACGACGGCCACAACGGCGGCCCGGTCATTTTCTTCCCGAGCGGCGTCGTCATTCTCTCCTGTTAACCGTGAACTGTTGACGGTGTTCCCGCGCTGGAACACCGTCCTTTTGAACCCGTGAGGAACCTGTCATGATGTACCGTGTCCTTCACCAGATTACCCCGCATTTCGTCGAGGGCGATTTGGTTGACGGCGAGCGTTTGCACGATATTCCGCGGCTCTTGAAACTAAAGGCCATTGAGCCAACGGAACCGGTTGACGGCGAGCCGGAAGTGAGTGCCGAAGACGAATGCCAGCAGTGGTCCGAAATCGCGGCCGAATTGCAAGAGAAGCTGAATGCGGCGAACGCGGAAATTGCCGAACTGAAGGCGAAGCTCAGCCGTCGCCGGCCGAAGTCCGACAAGCAGGAGCCGGCCGTCGTTGACAGCGAACCGCAAGCCGATTCTCCGAATCCAGGCGATCCGCAAACGCAAGAGTGATATGCCATGCCGTTCATTGCCGATTCAGACTTGCAAACGAGTCTGGCGAACGCTCTGAAGATTTCCACGTCGTCGCTGCCGGCGACGTGGAACGGCATTATCACGGAGTCGAACAACTCAGCGTATGCGGACATTCTGGGGGCATTAGCGGGCCGCGGGTTCACGCCGGCACAAGTCGCCGGCTGGGACCGCGGGGTCGAATTCAATAAAGACATCGGGCTCTTTTGGTGTCTGGTGAAGGGGGCCGGCCTGCACGGCAACGATGCGACGTTCATCGACAAACTGGATCGCCGCAAAGAATTGCTAACAATCTACATTCTGATTTCCGGTGCAATTGCGGTTCCCGGCTCGACGACGCCGGCCGTAGTCGGCAGCGGCACGTTCGACACGTCAACGGACAACTACACTCGGTTGACTACGTGGTGAGAGATGGAACTTTCGGAAGTAAGCCCGGCAGCGGCGAGAGCGGCAGCGGCCGTCAGTGACCCCGCGGCGATGGCGCCTACGTTTCGGGCCGCCCAACTCATCATGATTTCCGACGTGCGGAGGAATTTCAACGAGGGTCATGACCCGGACGGAAACGCATGGCCGAAGCTGGCACACCCGCGTCCTGACGGCGGCGACAAGCCTCTGATGAACCGCGGACTGCTCGCCGCGAGCGTGTCAGCACGGGCAGGCGATCGCGAAGTGATTCTCGGCACCAATCGTCCAGGTGCTCAGCTTCAGCAGAACGGCGGAGTCATAAAGCCGGTTGCCGGCAAGTTTCTGGCTATCCCGCTCACAAAGGAAGCGGTTCGCTCTGGCGGCCCGCGAAAGTTTCCGCAGACGCTTCACGCGGTGGTCAACTCGGCGACCGGTAAGGGCGTGTTGGCGGACCGCGCGGGAACGGCTCACTTCGCTCTCTGCAAACAGGTGACCATTCCGCCGCGGCCGTTTATGGGGTTCGGAAAACGGCTTGTTGACAAGCTGGCGAAGTTGTTCGGAGATTTCCTTGAGCGATTGCTCGCGGGGCGATAAATGCCGGCGGTTCCAACATTAACCGTGACGGACAACGCAGACGGCTCCGGAGCAGTCGCCACGGTTGCCGGATCAACGGTTGGCAGCACGAACGTCGTTAGCGTGCAAACATATGACGGGTTGACCTGGACGGCGGCCGGCACGCGAACCGGCGACGGCACGCTGGCTCTGGCCTTGGCGAAAGGCTACTGCTTCGCGAAATGTGATTCGTCGCTTTCCGGTCAGAACGTAGTTAGCAACGTGGTCCGCTGCCCGGTAACCGATGCGAATGATAGCGTTCACGCGCGAGCTGCGGAATACATTCGCTCGAATCTTGCAACGTTGTCGCTTGGCGGAGCGGAGCAAAACGTCAAGCGGATGACGTTGCCGACCGAAGAGGTGATGACGTTCCCCGGCGTGATTGTGTGGTTCAACGACGGCGAACAGATAATCGGCGGTTCAAACAACCGCGACGATATCGGTTACCCGGTTCACGTGGCGATCGTTGACCAAAAATTGACTTCGCTGTCGATTCCGCCCGACCAATACCTGCTGTACCGTCAAAGGTGCATTAGGAAGATACGCAATCAACCGATGGCCGGCATACCGGAGATTATGACCGTCCAGGTGCAACCGTCGCTCGTGGTTGATGAAAAGTTGCCGGCTTACGATTATTTCGTGACCGCTTGGACCTTTATCTGCGTCAGCAGGGAAGTGAGAGGATGACATGTCCGGAGCAATTGGCGTCCAAGCAAAATGCGGCCTTGGTTCCGCATCGCCGGTCACGGAAGCTTATGAGTTCCTTCGCGACGGCGTGATGCTTGAAGAGGTGTTGGCAGATACGAGCGGCATTCGGGGAACTCGTTCGCGTCCAAAAGAACGCGAACGGATTGCCAGTCGGATGGTCAAAGGTCCGCTGGTGATTAACCCGACTCCGCTCGACCTCACCAATCTGTTGCCGCGAATCCTGGGGGCGGCCGGCGTGGCGAACGTCTACAACCTTGCGGAAACTCTGCCGAGTTTCTTCATGACCTCCGACCGCGTGACAAAGGTTCACACGTTCAACGGCATGGTTGCCAGCAAGGCGACGTTCAAGGCGACGGTTGGGGCTCCGCTCGAACTGACGCTCGACCTCGTTGGCATTGACGAGTCGATAGGTGCCGCGGGAACTTTCCCGGCCATTTCGCCGGACCTGACCAATCCGCCGTACATCCTCGCGGACCTTGCCTTCAACCTTGGCGGAAATGCGTACACGGTCGAACAGATTGAAATCGCGATCGATAACGTCCTGGAAATCCGGTTCGGCAACTCGATCACTCCGACCGCGATCAATCCAACCGATCGGCACATTACGCTGTCAACTCGCGTGCCGTGGTCGGATTCGTTTGCTCTCTACGGAGCTGGTGACCCGGCTGGCTTGTCGGCGACGGCAACATTTACGAACGGGGCGAAGAATCTCATTTTCACGATGCCGGCACTGGTCTATCCGAAGAAATCGCCAATCGTCGATGCCCGCGGCGAGATTTGGCAATCGGTTGACGGAGTGGCGATGAAGAGCGGCGGCACGAACGAATTGGCTGTTACTCAGAACTAATCCCCTTCCCGCGCGGGAAGGCATGGAGGCAAAATGAACGAGTTCGCGTTGATCGAAGACGGGTATTCCGTCACCACGACGATTCCGCGTGTCGCCGGCTTGCATCCAGCGGTGAAGGTCCGCTTCCGGCCGGCACTGATGGAAGAGCGGTCCGAATGGCGGATGCGATCCGCTGCGGACCTAGGTGGCAAAGAGCGGACCGTGCGAGCGTGCGATTTGCTGAAAACCCATCTTGAACAGTGGGACATTAAGAACCGGGCCGGCACGGAGGTTCGGCACAACGATCCCAGCGTGCTCGCGAAATTGCAGCCGACGCTTTTCGAGAAGATCCTTGACCTGATTCTTGGGTACGAGCCGGCGAAAGAGGAAGACGACGCAAAAAACTCATTGCCGGCCTCTATCTCGTTAAGCTGAATCCAGAGGTAGCCGGCCGGTCCTGCGAAGACTGCAAAAAGTGGCAGTTTGACGACAATCATAAAGTCGGCGGCAAACGGATCATCCGCGGTGGAGTTCCGTTGCCACGTGTGCCTGGCCAACCGACTCCATGCTACCGCTGCCCGAAAATCCCGGCCGGCGTGAAGCCAGTTCCCTGGCAAGCGGTCGAATGGAGCGAAAAGAACTGGCACGCGTACCGTTTCCATCAGCGGTGCAAGGCAGTTGGCAGGTTCCCGGCCGACGCGATCGTGGTCAAGAACGCCGGCCTGATTGAAGCGACCTTGCAAGAGATGCGCGATCAATGGCAGCAAGCGAACGTTGGACTGTTGTCCAGTTATCTCGGAATGCTGACGTTCAAGGCGTGAAGATGTTCCATCAAGCCGACAATCTGTTTTTCGGCCGGCTTCCGGACGGCAGCGTCCGGATTCTGAAGTTCGCCGCGAACCCGGCAAACTGGCCAACGGTTGACGGTGTGTACCCGGACGCCGTGTTGGATGCGACGATTTCGGACGGACATTGGGGAAGCATCGTGGCGTCCGTGTCTGCCCGCGGCGAACAGCATGGCCGCTGGTATCACGCGATGGATTTTCACCACGGCCGCGTGCCTGGCGAGACGCTTTGCGGGTTCTAATCGAGTGAACGCATGGCTATCGAACGCGAAGTTATCATGCGGTTGGGCGTCGAATCGACGGCGGGCGCCGGCCGTGCGTTCACAGACTTAGACAAGCAAGCGAAGAAGCTGGAGGATACCGCGAACCGGGCCGGGAAAGCGGTTCGCAATGTCGGCTCTGGGGGAGCCGGCGGCAGCGGGCAGGCGATGGGTGGGGGCGGACAGTTTGGCGGATTCGGAGGGAACGGCGGAGGAAGCGGCGGCGGCATAGGCGGGATGATGGGCGGCCGCATGGGCTCCGCGATCAACGGAGCCGTCGCCGTTATTGCCGGGGCCACGCTCGCGTTCAAGGGAGTCGAGGCGGCCGCTCACAAGATGGCGGAATCTGGAAACGTTTTCAACAACGAAACTCTGACGGCGATTGATGCGAACAAGCAACTGGCAGCGGCCTGGATTCCAGGCGCAAAGGCGATGCAGGAATTCGTTGAAGCTCTAAAAGACATGCCCGGCCAGTTGCGGCGGATGAAAACGAGTTTCGAGCGGCTATCGGCGTTCGCGGCTGCGAACGATGCAAGGCAAACGCGGATCAATGAGGCGAATACCCCGCTCCGCGACGCGCGAGCTCAGCACGAGGCAGATTCCGAAATCGTCCGCATGATCCAAGGCGATCGCTCGTTGCAAAAGGATTTAGCTGACGAACATACCGGGATGCAGGCTCACCGTGAACTCGAAGCGGTTCGCGAAAAACTCGCGGCCGAAAACCGGGCCGGCAATGCGGCGATGCAGGAATCGCTCGCAAGGCATGAGGCGGCGAAAGCCGAGAAGCGGGTTGACTCCGCGATTTCCGGATTGAAGCCGAATGATGAGATTCGGACTGACGAGGACAAGCTCGAACAAACGCAAAAGCTGCTTGACGTGAACCGTGCATTAGCTGACGAAAAGCGTGCGTTAGATCGTCTTGAGAAGATGCAAGCGAATTCGATGCGGACGACGGTTGAGTATGCTCGGGCGGCCGCCGACGTGGAACGCGGCGGCGTGCGGTTGAAGATGGAAAAGATTCGCCTGCTCGCCGAAGAGGAGCAAAAGGCGAAGGGCATGGCTGAGGCATACGGCGGCCTGTCAAGAAACGAGCGAGCTTTGGCAAACTTGTCGGCACGTCAACTTCAAACGGGCGGCATTGACACGCTCAGCGAAGGGCAAAAGGGGCTCTTGCAAAAGAGCGGAATCTTCGGTGACTTGTACAAACAGAAGTCGATTGAATCCGCTCAGAATGACCCGCTCTTCAAAGAGGCACTCGGCTTATCCGGGCAGCGGGACATTCAAACGATTATGAAGGAAAAAGCCCAACTGCAAATGCAGGTAAGCAATCAGATTTACTTAAACGAAAAGGAACTTGCGAGCCAGATCGTCAAGCAACTGGAGCCGGCGGTGAAGGCGGCCGAATCGACGGCTCAGCGGATTGCGGCGAACGAGCGTAACAAGTTCGAGGCCGAACGGCGGGCGGCGAATATCCAGCAAAAGTGAGGTAGCCGGCCGTGCAACTGAAAGTCGGCAACTATCCGTTCCCCGTTAACGCAGCCACGATTGGCCGTTCGTTCAAGATCATGGAGTCGCCGGACGGTGTACCATACGGCGAAGTTCACAGTTGGGACGTTTCCGGCGAATTGCTCGGCAACGGACAAGCGGACCTGATTACAACGGAAACCACGTTACGAACGTCGCTCGGCCTGCAATATCAGGATCTCGTTTTCTACGCCGATGACGGAGTGACTGTCGCCGCGGCGATGCCGAACTTGCCGTCGCTTACCGGGGTGAAGATCAAAGAGTATTCGGTCCCGCAGGTGCAAGGATCGGTCTACGCGACATTCGTTCCGTTTTCATTCCGTGCGGAAGCGACCTACATCTACGGCAACGGGCCGGCCGTGGCCCGCGACATGGCGATGTTGGAATTCCAAGAGGTCCTGCAAATCTCCGGCGGCGGTCAACGTTACGGCCTGATTGAGTGCGTGGATGCGCCTGCAGTTTCCGCACTCGTGACCCCGTTCGCAGTTTGCAGGGCGACACAGCACGGATCGTCGAAGGGGCTTGGAACGTGGCCAGAACCGCCTGGCCCGATTTGGCCGGAGTACCTGATTGAAGCTCCGGACATCGAAAAGACTTCGCCGCGTCGTACCGGCGTCGGCTACGTCGAATACGCGACGGCATGGACGTACAAGTTCGAATCGCCAAGTCGGCTTAATGGCGTGCCGATGCGAGTTCTGTAATACCTTCCCGCGTGGGAAGGTCGTGAGCATGGAGGCTCCGCATGTCGCTCAATTCATGGCTCGGCACGGCTCCGAAAGTCGCCGAAGTTGACACCTACACGCCGGCCTCGGTGACGATCGGAAACATCTTCACGCTGACGGCCGGCAGCGGCAGCACAATCTCGTTTACGGCAACCGCGGCAACCATCTCCAACGTGACGGCCGGCCTTGTCGCGGCTCTCGCGGCGACAACGATTCCAGAGTTTCAAGAGGTCACCGGAGCGGACTTATCGACCG